ATTCTTCGTTGACATTGCACCCTGTGCAACTTCAAAGATAATATCTGGAATACCGGATGCTTCATCAATAATAAACAGCATGTTCGGACTATGGAAACCTTGCAAGGCTTCTGGGTTTTCACGTCTGCTTGTTCTCGATACGCAGAAACTATCTGGTGCATTCTTTAATGTAATCTTATCGGAACGAAACTCTAACTCATCTTGAAAACCTTGCGGCATTCGCTGATACCATTTTTGGATTTCTGGAAATAAGATTTGTTCTAGCTGTGAAGCAGAGTTAGCTGTAGCTGCAATTTTACATGGGTAATGAGTGCAAAGCCACCAAAGGATTGTCCAACTAAGAAATGTTGTCTTACCGACAGCATGACCAGACCTTATGGACAACCGATTATTTTTCACAATATTTTTTAGTGCCTGCTTCTGCCATTTTTGAGGTTCGACTTGTAAACATGTCCGAACGAACATAACAGGATCTTCACGCAATTGCATGAGCAGATCAGCAGCATTTTCAATTTCTGTATTTTGCATGTAATGAGGAATTGGACACAGCTAAAAAACTACGAAGTAAAATTAACTATGTCCAATTATTTTAGTAATATTAAATATTAACCATTGCAACCCAATAATTTTATGGGATGTGTATACGATAAAATAAAAAGGAATATAAATATGCGGAAATCGCACTATTAACATAAAGTATGCATTATGGTGTTTATAAGGTCAACACATAAATATGCGAATTATTACAAAGGTTAAATGAAAATATAAAATTTTTTTTATGAGGGGGGTATTAGAATAAACATGCACCCGTCCGAATGGCAAAGGGGTGGTATATTATATATTATATATTATATATTTCTAAAAATGTAGACAAACTGCCATTCTTGCTAACGTAAATGGCATTTCATTATGGCACTTATATAAAAAACCTAGCAAATCCGTAACTTGTAGAGCGAGGTGCAATAGTTTAATTAACTATCGCTATCGCTATCTATAGTGATCGGTTCATTCTCTAACTCATCATACCGTGACGACACAATCTTTAATGCTTGACTAAACTCTGAAGTTACTGACAACCCAAGATTAATATCTTGTGGTAAGTATTTACTTAATGAATTCAGTACTTTACTTGAATTGCCCGCAGCCATTTCATCAGCTAATAATTGACTTAAAGGTTGTCCCCGGTCAACTAATATATCCAATGACTTCTGTAATTCTTCCCGGATCAGATGAACTAAACTTAGTGTTCTTATGCTAGAGCCTACCGGTCGCCCTCTTTTTCGCTTTATAATTTCTTTAACCATTTGTTAATTATAATTTAATAATAATATTAAATGCAAGTTATTTATGCACAAGTAAAATTGACAAGCATAATTAATTATTGGTATTGTTTAAGAAACTAACACGATAAAACTACGGAGATTTAAAAATGAAGATATTAACAAGAAATATAAACGACACTACAATTGAGATACATTATGATTCTACCAACCAATATCTTATTGGAATGATACAGAATACTATTGTAGATCTGATTCCATATAAAAAACCAATTAGCAGTTATTATGCATTGCAAGATGAAGCAATGGCTTGGGTTGATGAATCACTGAAACAAAAATTATCTGTTTCTTAAAACCCCATCACAAATAATATGTAATTCTTTAATGTGATCGGCTCTTATATTTAAGCATTTATTTATGATAATTAACGCATACTGAAAGACTTGCCAATAAGAAAGAGTATTGTAATTAGTAATTATGATGCTCTTTTTTATTGGCAAATGCCTTTTTAAATTGATATTTATATTCCCGTTATTATTTCTAATCAAAGAAACGAGAATTCTAATCTGTTTTCTTTCTGAAGTTGTATATGTAATAGATGCTTTGTTACCTTGCATATAACCACCACATTAACTAATACGAAAATAATCTGCTAATTTGTCTAATCCTGCTCTTAAATTTACCATTGAAACTCTACGAATTCCATTAATCTCATCAAACGAACCTGCTGTGCAGCCAAATATTACGCAGTATTGAACTATTGAAAAAAGTTGTTTATCTAGTGAATTCATAGCTTTTAAATAATCACTCTTTCCAACAGCACTATGCTCGTTTGTATTATAAGACGATGAATCAACTCTTGGATTATAATTAATCCCGGCACTTTTTGATGATTTGTAATAGACCGAATATAAATATAAAGCTGTTGAGTATTGTCTTTCGCTTATCTGTTTTCGTTGGTAGTAACGATCTATCGGAGTTTGGCTCAACACTCGTCTGCGTTTTGGTGAGCCGGCTGTCAGACCAATCGCTTCATCTCTATAGATTTCAGACTTTACTCTTTCTGGTGTTCCTAAATCAGATTTCCTTGCTTTCATGGCTGCATACTTTGAAACATAGGATCATTTTCCTTATCTAACGGTTTCACTATAGGCACATTTTCTTCGTTATTTTTCATCTGTCCTGCTAAGGCTGTGTAATTAATTATATCGTATATAGAGTCGTCCGAAAACCTACCAACGTCTAATCTGGCAAGTTTTAACTCTATCATTAACCGAGCCACCATATAGGGAGTTACCTTTATCCCCATAACCAAAGAAAAACGATTAGCGATTGCTTTGTGCAATATATTCGCATCGCCATATTGCTTGCCTCTTTGCTCTAGGATATTTTCAGATTTTATCAAAAATTCTTTTGCTTTAAAATGGGATTGGATCATCGAATAAATACTCCTTCTTTTTATCTGTTATATTGGTAATTTCTGCATTTTCTAAATTTGCTTTTTTCATGGTATTTTTCAAACTTAGGTAACTCTGATGTGCGTTTAATATTAAAGCCACTTCTCGCATTGTGAAGATATGGGTTATCCGACTAAATATTTCTCTAGCCTTATCTTTGAGTTGTGGATCTTTGACAACACCGATAACCGTATTCTCGTCCAACCGATATTGCCAGAGTTCCGGGAAATTATTCTCGTGGCTGGCTATTGCTTGTTTGTGCATCGTGTCTAATCCACGACACAAAACTTTGGAACGTACCCGAACATCTTCGATATCATTCTTTAATATCGCTAATTTTAATTTCTCTACAGCACTCTCATATCGTTCTTTTGTAGGTTTTAGAACAAGATAGGGTAATTTTCCCACACCCCATATATCATTATAATACGATTCCAAATCATTATATTCTTGAACTATAGCTTCTATTTTTTTACTCATACTAAATCCTTAGACTACGTTTTGAGGTTTCAAGCATAATGCCTTTGCCCTTGTGTTTCTTTGCATGGATAATTGTATCGGTTGCATCTGATAGAGCCCTACCACCAAGTATCTTATTATTTTTGTTAATGGCATAGTCGGTAATAAAAAGTATGCAGCAATTATGCTTATGTGCTAATTCAGAAAAACGACTATAAAATGCATATAATTTCTTATAATTATTAGGATGTATATTTTCTAATTGTATAGAAACGATAGGATCTATTACATACAGATCATGCTTCATGACCTTCATGTACCGTTCTAACATAAGTATAAAATCATAACCCTTTACATCCGGGATATCGGCTTTGGTCATAAAACACAATTGGTCATAATCGTAATCAGTCAAACCAAGTGCTTTAAGTCTATCCTTAGCCCTAATCTTATTATCTTCGAATGAGAATACACTGACACTCTTTCCACTTTCTACAATTTCTTTTGCCCAACTAAGTGCTAAAAAAGATTTACCTAATTTCGACACCCCATTCATTATTGCACTTCCAACAGGTAAGATATTAGGATAAATAAAATGTTCTTTTTGGAAGAAATATAACCAATTATTTTTAACCGATATTGATGTCTTTTCTATCTCTTTTTTACACGTCATTTACTACACCTTTTTTTTCACTTATTTTTAGTAACAAATAATATGTGCTGTAGTAATGTTGTAGTATATAGAATATACTACTACATACACATTTGGCACATATTACAAAAAAACTACAGAATACTGCCATTTTTACTACATATTTGTCGTTTTTTTTACTACACATAAAAAACCTCTTTTTTTAGCCAATATGCTGTAGTAATTTTACCTGTTTTTTACTACAGCATATTTGCTGTTTTTAGGTGTTAAACAACACCCGGAATTGTACTCCCCGGAACAATGATTTTTGTCTTTATTCCGTTCCGATAATATTGAGGATCGACCTTTTTCATATCAATAGTTTTCTCTTTAATGACACCATTTTGCAGCCACGTTTTGCATATTCTTTTAACTTGGCTTTTTGTTTGCGGTGCATCGAAATTGATATCCAGAAAGTCTGCAATAAATTCATGAATAGACATTTTGAATTCGTTGCGTGTTGTTCGTATATTAGACAATAAATAAATTTCGCTATCTTTTATCAGCTTAACCAGTGCTTGGCATTTCTGGGTGCTTATACCGTCAAAAACCGATGGTGGATTCCATCTTTCTATAACAGCTACCCAATCGCCATTGCTAATTTGTACCCCCTGCCTTCTGTACCAAATTTCTTCTTCTATGGCTCTGGTAAGGTTATTTTTACCTGCTGATATTTTAAAATGGTCAATATGGGTACTTAAACCTAAATTTTCTGATTCAGCTTTTGTCATTTTTGATAATATTCGTGCCGACCTAACAGTACCTATTAATGAACTACCACCCCTTGCATCGTCTACAGTCGCTTCCATACCGTTAGATTTTCTTGTGTGGTGGACAATTTCAATTGAACAGTTGCAACTATCAGCAAGCTGCGATAACCGTTTCCCAATATTACGAAAGACTTCGTTAGTTTCTAAACCACTATGCATGTTCTGCAACGGATCGAGAATAAACAAACCAATTTCATTTTGTTTAAAATATTCTTCTAATTTCTGGAATAATTCTTCGTTAATAATACCATCATTGCCCTCTGCTAGTAATAATTCAGTATCTCTACCACTAGCTATGTGCAAACCGTTTAATGCCGTTTGTTCGATATCGTAATGCTCTATAGTAGATATTACCCGTCTTTGTATTTCATCAAGCGGATCTTCTGAATTATAATAAAACACATTAACTTTTTCTCTTGGCTTTTCTTCTAGCAAGTCTTTGCCGGTTACAATACTTATTGCTTCCGTTAGCACCAAACTCGACTTACCAATGCCGGGTGCAGCGATTGTCAGTGATGTGTAGGCTTTAATATAATGATTACTGTACAAGTATTGTCTTTTTGGAATTGTATTAGGATCAATGGATTTCCATGTGTGAAACATTTCAGAAATTTCATGTTTGCTAGACGTTAGTAATTGTTGTGGTTTTGAAATATTATCCAATTTAAACCCTTTTGATCTCGCTCCATCGATAGCCACTTGCACTTCTTTGTATGTATCGTCATAAGAATAACCGGGTAATGTGATATCTAATAAATGGTGGATTTCTGTATCACTTCGTGACCTTGCAACTAGTGATCCCACGACCTTAATCATATTGTTATGCCATTCATTCCCACTGCGAATATTTGCAATGGCATTTTGTATATCGAGTGATTCTGTTCTATTAAAATCTGGTAGATTGATCGTGAAGTCTGGTTTGTAATCTTTTCTGTAATTAAAAATCTTTTTTAATTCTGTTACAGTGTGTTTGGTTTTGTTGTATTTAGATATGCTTGTCAGTTCTTCTTCTCTGCCTAATTGCTGTTTCTTAATCGTTGGATAACTGACAGTGCCAGACAGTCTTAATATTCTGCTAGGATTTACGACAACTTCATCTGTTTTTAATTTATAAGCAATCCCCTTCTGCAACAACGTCCATTCTTGCATGTCGTATATAGGCTTGCTTAGTTCGTAATATATATGACCTCTTTTATTTGGTTTTTTACCTGTATAAATAAAGAAGTTATAATCAATCTCTTTAAATTGCCGAATATTTTCTGTGGCATCTGGTGTATCTGCATCTGCAAAACAGAAAAACGAACACAGTATATCGGAATCTGTACATGCCTGTCCGTTTGATTTGCTAGAAATCGGATTGATAGTCGTATAGACATTGTATTTTTTAGCATTGTATTCACATGCTAAATCAACAGCTTTATTCAATTGGTTTACTTTAAATTTACGATAGATTGGGGGTGAATTTTCTTTTAAGCAGCGAATTTCAAAATAGGCATCGTCATCAAGTTCATTCCAACGTGCTGTAATTCTTGAGAGATGTTCGGTTATTTGTTTCGCATCATAAAGC